GATGTATTCTTGAAGCGCGGATTGTTAAAGAATGGAGTATCATATAATCCAGCAGTTCAACCACAAGACTTTCAGAATACTACTCTACAGAATAGTCGTGTATATATGAACTCAGACCCATTATATGCTATAATGGGACGCAACCTTGCTTCAAAACCAGAGATAAGAGCTCCACGCAAAAAGAAGTGGTGGGAGAAAGCACTCAATGTAGTTCCAGTTGCTGGAAAAGCATATGACCTCTACAAGTCGCATATGTTAGACCAGTTTGATGGTGGAGCAAAGCCTCATTCTAAGTTTGAAGCGCAACTCAAGAAAGTCGGCATTGAACCTTCGTTGTATCTCAAAGAGGCACAACGGAGAGCCAAGAATGCTGGACTTCCTTATAAAGTATTAGGGTTCGCCGATGATGGCGACCATAAACTCGCTATTCCTAATGCTGACGGGAAGATGATAAAGTTTGGAAAAGTTGGGTATGGAGATAGTCTGATTTGGTCTCACTTGGAGAAGGCTCAAAAAGTGCCGAAGGGGACTGCGGACGCAAAGACGAATACATTCCAGAAGTCCCATTCGGCGATAAAGGGAGACTGGAAGAAAGACCCGTTTTCAGCAAACTCTCTGGCTTTGAAGGTTCTTTGGTAGAGCACCGTAAGCATACAAACGAAGGAATATGAAGACACTCTTTGGGTAATGGATATGATACATTTCCACTACCGAAAGTCCCACTCAGAGTTCGCTTGTAGGTTGCTACATCACTAAAGAAAGTTGCTTCCTTTGTCGCACCAGCTATAGTTGCTCCCATTGGAGAGGTGTATAGATGTTTAATCGTTGCGATGTATGGGAGTATGTCGGACATCTTTATTCTGTGTGGATATATTTATTTATGTGATTTACGAAGACCAGTTTGGGTTGAAGATAATCCAAGCAAAATAACCATTATCACTAGCGTTTGCTAAGCCAGTGGTTGCGTCTAATGAAGTAGCAGTAAACTGGTTCCCAGTGTTAAATCCAACATCAATCGGACCAAGTCCAACAAACGGACCAAGACCAGTTGAGCGTGTAGCCATAATAATACTTCTATTAGCTGGAGATACATACGCAACGGCAGTTGTATTTACTATTGCTACACCAGCGGTGAACTGAGCGATACCCATAACTGAGTTCCCCGCATTCAATGATTGTGCTATAATAGAACCTTGAAAAGTAATACCAGCACAATCAACAGTTCCACCAGCAACTCCACCAGCAATAGGGTCAGTAGATGGAGGAAGAGACAAATCTTTACGAACCGCCATCAATAGCTCTGGTGTAGCACCGAGAGCACCATAGTTTCTTGAAATCCGAACACCAGTAGTAGGGTCTGTTGATGCGATTAAACCACCACCACCAGTAAAGAGTGTTTCAGCATAGACTGCGGGGGATTGAGACACTGTTGCGGAGGCATCAAGGACGACGGCGGACATATTATAATCTATACCGATATTTTTTTATAGCCAAAGATATTTTTAAAGTTTTACATTAGTCTGGCGGATAATCCACGCCGACGACCACCAGTTCCAGCACCAGTTCCAGCACCAGTTCCAGCACCAGTGCCGTAGCCTACTGCCGAGAGACCACTTCTGAGATTACCCATCATACCACTATCGGGGAGTAGTCCTTTGGCAGCACTAACAAGAGGCTTTGTCTGAGAATACACATCTTTCGCCTTTGATAGGATATTCGCAAGAGACCCAAACATACCAGCACCACCCACATAGCGTTGGAGCATATCACGAGTGCCAGTGGGAGCAAGAGGTGCGGAGATAATGTCTTGCTCGGAGAGAACACCTTTGATGATACGAGAAGAACCACGAATACTTTCAAAGAACCCAGAGTTTGCCGTAATGACGAATAGCTGGACGGAGTTGAGTGTGTTGGGGGAGTTATTCTTCACTTGGAGATTGAACTGGAATGTGAAGTTGCCTACCAATGATGGTGCTTGTCCCGTTTGTAAGGTGATATCTTGTGATGGCTTGAGAACGAGGAAGCCACCAACGGTAGGAACACGACCAGCAGCAAAACCACCGAAACCCGTGCTATTACCCATTGTGCCTACTGAGTTCGCCTTACCAGAATGAGCCATACCAGACCAAGTATTGAAATCCATATCAAGTCCATTTTTGATTGACATACCGTAGAGTTGCTCTGCGGTCTGAGAAGAGAGCAGACCAGAGAAGTTATCAAAGTTAATAGACAAAGGTGCTGATACACCATCTGCTGGAGTGGCTACTGGTAGATACCAATCACCTTGCGTTGGTGTGTATGACGTAGGTTTCACATAAATAATGAAGAGGTCGGGGATTTGAGGAAGCGTGATTGTCTGCGATTGGAGTTGAACGACTGCTCCAGGAGCAATAGGAGACCCTTGATATGCCGTAATGTATCGTGGAAACTCCATATATGGAACCACTGACTTAGGAGGAAGAGGGACATCAAGAGAAGGTGTTAGGAACTGGACGTTAATACGAGGATTAGCATATACATTTGGAACAAAGTTGTTATAACCGATGTTTGAAATAGTAGAACCAAATGCCGTAGTAGTGCGAACAATACGAGAAGGTGCTTGTAAGTTCATAATCAACTGAATGTTATTGATGCCGAAGAGACCCGTGTCCCATTCGTGGCAATCAGAGAAGGTGAATGGTGAGAGAACAAGTTTCTCCGTTGAACCCCATCGGAACTGAATGGGGATTGATGAAACAACGGGGATTGCTGAAGAAGTCCAAGCGGGGGCTACTGGTATCGTGCCGAGCACTGGCGTGACGGCAGTCCATATCAGACCGTTATACACTACTTGATTTCCAGCAACATATGCTACGAGAGCACTCCAAGTAGCTGGGGGAGTGAATGCTATATACCCTAAGTTCGTCCAAGCTGGAGATGCGGGTGCCGTGCCAAGAACTGGAGCAACTGAAACCCATACTTGACCCGCATTCTGGACGATATTCTGTGCCGTTGAAACGGTGCTTGTAGCATATGTGAATGCGGGGTCCCAGAAGTTTGGAGCAACTGGAGTGCCGTTTATAGATGGATACAATGCGCCAGAATAGGCTGGAGCTAGAGCAGCGTTTGCCGTTGATATTGATGTTGTGAGAGGATTGCCAGCAAGGTCAGTGTAGATTACATTATACCAAGCACCGTTCGGGGTCTCAGAAAAATCTGTCTGACTTTCAAATCCAGCAAGAGGATTATTAATACCACCCGCAGCATCGTTATAAGACTGATACTTATCCAACATAGTCGGGCAAGTTCGTTGTAAGCGATTTTTCTTGTAATCAGTCAGACGCAACACCTCCTTGAGAACATCTTGGGAGTTAATCACACTTGTCGTGTCGTTAATCGTTGCCGTAAGCGTGGAACACAAAGAGTTGAGAGGAAAGGCACAAAGAGCCCAATCACGCCCATACTGGACGATGGGTTGAAGAGGAGGCATTGCTGCCGTTGGCAAAACGGTGAAAGACATATACACTGACGAACTCCATTCAAGTGCTCTATCAACATACACATTCTCAGAAGGGACATAGATATTGTAGGTGTGCTGGGAGGATGTCGCAGCAATCGCATTGAAAGGTGCGTTAGTTAAGGAGAGAGCACCTTTCTCCACCGCATACTTGGGGCGGGACTGGACGATACGACTATCAAAGACGGCTAACTTCTCAATGTCGGCGCTCATCTGGTATTATAATCTATATGAATATTTTTTTGTGGCGAAAGATATTCTCAAACTTGCCGTTAGTGGCGGAAAGGTTCAGATTGTTCGGGGTTCATAAACTTAGTAAGGATTTACTGGAGCCAGTCCAGCGTCCTTGTGCTTAAACATAACTTTGATAGAAACGTTTGAAAGATTAAACATATTGATGGGATAGAGCTGGTTATCCAAGCGGTTCTTCCAGAAGACTTGAATATCAATGTTGCGGATATCTTGCTTTGAGGATGAGAAATCGGAGAGACGATACTCGGCGCTCGGGGCATAGTAGATAAAGCGACGATAACTATCTGCGTTTCCAGATGAAGTGTCTAATGAGATGTCCGTAATGATAGGCTGGAAAGCAGACTGAACGGTAGCAGAAGAGATACCCAAGTTTCCAGCACCAAGCACAACTGGAGCACCAGTAGCCTCTGTTCTGATGGGAAGGAGAGTAGATGTGAAAACAATAGATGAGATTGGCGACCACAAACTGTCCGTAGAGGAGAAGTCTTGTTGGGCGAGATAATAGACCCTATTCAACATATTCGGGGTTATTGGTGCTCCAGTAGCACTCACTGGCAAATAGCCCAGAGGACCAAGACCCATATAAGGTGATAGTCGGAAATCGGATACATTCTGGAATGCCTTATTTGTTGGGAGTATTTTATTCACATATCCATCGGGGAAAGGAGATACGTTGTAATACTCATTGTTATAGTTGCTAAAGAGCCCAAACATATTTGAGTTGAAAAATAAGGCAGCTATGGGGTGTGTTACGATACCAACGACTTCTGGAGGACCCGCAGCATACGGTGTAGCAGTGAATGCCGTAAGACGGTCTCCAAATCCAGCACTATCCATATATATATCAAACTTGCTTGTATCTGCTACAAACTTCATCACTGGAGGATAGACGGTATTACAGAAATCACCGAAAGTTGGATAAGGGAATGAACCCGCTGGACCACCAGCAAGAATATATTGATTATAGAACTCGTTATAAGTATCTTGATAAGCACAAGTGGAAGTGGTTGAAAGAGGGGTAGAGGCAAACTGGTCTGGGTCAAGCATTGTCTTATTCCACAAATCCACCCATCTCTGGTATGTATAGACCCAGTAGTATCTGCTTGAAAGGTCTTGAGGGT